GGCCTTGGCCGCGCCATAGAAATTGGTCGATGCCAGAAAGGCGTAGATCCGCCGTTCCACCGCCGAAAGCCAGGCGCGCACGCCTTCGGCCTCCATCAGGTCGTCATCGGCAGTCTTGAGCGTGAACCATGGCCGCGAGGCGCTGGACAGGCCCGATGTCATGCCATTGGTCAGCGTGCGGAACGCTTCGATGCCATGGGGATCGAACAGCGTGCGGTTCCACTGCCGGCGCCGCGCGCCCGAACGGTCCTTGCCGCCAGACAGGAACCGCGAGCGTGCCGGCTGGGCAAAGCGGGCGATCTGTTCGGCTTCGGCCTCGTAATCCTGGCGTACCGATTTCATCACCGCCAGGCGCGCTTCGCAATGGGTGCGGATCGATTTGGGATCAACCAAGGGTGCCTCCCGAACCAGGCGTGGTGGACGAAACGCGGGCCGCGCCGGTTAGCCCCAGCGGCGAGGTGACCATCCCGGCCAGGATCGCACGCCGCCAGCGGCTGTTGTCCATGGCACCGGTTGGTGCCCCCTGGTCCGGCAGTTTCAGGCTTTGCCGCTCAGGCGCGGTGGGAATGGTGGGCGTGCTGCACATCTAGGCACCTCCGTGTGTTGAAGGTGCTTCTATGCTCGCGGGTTGCGGGGTTGAATCGCTGGACGCCGGTCAGAAAAAAGCCCCGGCCGTTTGGGGCCGGGGCTTTGTGAATACGCGGCTGGTCGCTCGTTCAGCCAAGCTCACCATAGCGGCCGGCGCCATCGTCGGTGTGCGCTTCGGGTTCCAGCCAGGCGGGCGTGGCGCGTGGACCCACTGCTTCGGCAAACGTGCAGGCCAGTGCGTCTGCCCAGTCGGGGCTGGGTAAGCCACGCCGCTTCATGTCGGGCTTCTTTTCCAGTTGCACCCGCGTATCGTCGGCAGCGAATGAATAGGTCGGCCCCATCAGGTCATCGCGCAGCCGGTCGCTGTCGGGCACTGCCCCCTGGTTCAGCCAGGCGCGCATCCGGGTCCAGATCTCCGCGCGCTTGTTGGCTGTCGGTACGCTGACCCCCGGTTCCAGTTCGGCCTCGCGCCCCTTGGCGCCAAACCACACCTCGATAACCGGCAGTTCGCCCAGCAACTGGCGCAGGCGATCGACCACCGCCGCGCCCACGTTGCCGGCATCGACAAAGATCGCATCGGGCCGGTGTCGCTGCGCCTCCAGCGCGATATCGCCCGCCAATTGCATCGCATCCACGCCGCGCCAGCTTTTCCACGGCCGGCTGCGCGCATCACGGCCGCAGCGAATGGCCAGCACGCTCTCGTCATCGCCAAACCGCGCGCAGTCCACACCAAAGATAACCGGATCGGTTGGAAGGCCCTGCGGTACCGCGCGCCGCCGCGCGCTCTCGGCCAGGTCCTGCGGAACGAACTGCATCGTGCTGCTCGATGGAAACTGGCCGCGCACCCGCACGCGCACGATATCGCTGTCGGGGCCATAAGCGGCCACCAGCTCATTGAGGTAATCGGTGTTCACGCCTTCCACTTCGCGCGCGTCGATCTGCGCCGTGCACCACATGTTCCTGTACTTGCCAAAACATTCGCGAAACGCACCGGTGTTCTGCGTCGGATTGCCGAAAGCCAGCCAGATCAACTCGGTATCGGCATCAGTCAGTGCGCCCAGCGCCACTTCCCATACCTTGTCGGCGATGCCCGATGCCTCGTCGAATATCAGCACGATCCGCCGGCCCATGTTGTGCAGGCCCGCAAAGGCTTCGGTATTGTGCTCGCTCCACGTCACCAGATCGGCGCGCCACGATGCGCCGCGGCCCGACACCGTCGATGCCAGCGCGCGCCGCGTCTGGACAAACCAGTCTGCGGTCAGTGCCAGTTGTGCCCATTTGGCGATTTCCGGGCCGGTCTTGGTGTCGAGCTGGCTTTCGGTATTGGCCGTCACCAGCACGCGCGCGTCAGGGCAGGTATCCAGCGCCCATTTCACGATCATGCCCACCAGGGCCGATTTGCCGATGCCATGGCCCGATGCCCGCGCCAGGCGCAGTGGCTTGTGCCGCGTTGCCGGGTCAGCGAGATGCGCACCGATCTCCTGCAACACATCGCGCTGCCACTGGCGTGGTCCAGCCATCCCCACAAGCGGCCCCTGGCCCCACGGATAGGCAAACAGTGCATGGCCCAGCGGATCATGCGTGAACGCCCCGATCGCCTCAGCCAGATCCGCAGATTTCTTCGCCATCACCGCCCTTTCAGAACCCGCGCTCGCGCGGCGGCCAGTCGCTCGCTCCAGTCCTGGCCTTCGCCAGCCCCCGCGCTTTCGCCGTATTTCCCCGGTGCCCATTTCGAGAGCAGTTTCAATCGCGTCTCCACCCGCAGACGGGCGCGGGCCACGTTGTCCGGGTTCTTGGCAATGGCTACGGTGCCATCTGCCTTTTCCTTGCCGATCGTGTCGCCGGTATCGTCATCGGCAATTTCCAGCGTTTCTTCGGCAATCGCCTCGAACCCGGCCTCGCGCGCCAGCGCAAAACGTCGGGCAAAGTCGCGATCTTCCATGCGCCATCGCTGCACGGTTGCCGGCGAAAGCTGGTGGCGTCGGCACAGCTTGCGCAAGGTGATCCCTTCGGCCAAGCCGGTCAGCAGCAGGTCTTCCAGCGCTGGGTCGCGCGCCGCCTTTCTCGCTCGCGCCATCAGCCCAGCACCCGGCCGGCCTTGTAGGGCTTGCGGTCGGTTGGCCGCGGGGTCTTGCTGGTCGGCGTGTGCGTGCCCTTGGGGATGTGCGGCGTGTCGACGTGCATGTTGGCGGCGCGCGCCGTCCTTTCGCCCGTGGCAACGATCTCCACGATGCGAAAGCGCTGGAACCGCTCCACCCGGATCAAGCCCTTGCGCTCCAGGCGCTTGACCATCACCGGGCCCATCGAGCAGGAATTATAGCCACATAGCATCTCGATATCGATGTTCGTGGGGCAGGGCAGCCCGGCCTGCGCCGCCTCCGCCAGTGCGCGATAGGTCGTGCGCTCGGTCCAGGTCAGTCCGGCCAGGCAAACCTTGGCAGGGACGGCGGCATTGGCAGGGCTGGTCAT